TCTTTGCTCTTTTCTTTTCCACTTCTTGCTTAACGCGATTGTTAATTTCTTTTAATTCTTGTTCTGCTTTTTCGCGTAATTCTTCTATTTCTGCTAAATCTAATTTCTGGGGATCTACATCAAATCCTTCTTCTCCTTCCCAGATAGGGGTTTTTTGTCCTTCTAGTGGTAATCCTTTTGCATAGCGAATAAGTAATTCGCGGAGAGTCATTGATTGGTCGGGTACGGTTTTACTTTCCCCGAAATTTCCTTGTCCTTTGTACTTTTTCTTTAAAGTACTTGTTGCTTTTTGGCTCATAATTTTGCTTTTAATGCTTGTTTTTTAAATGGTTTTTGTCTTTCTTTTGCCTTTTTGGCCATTCTTCTAAAATCGTTTGCGGTTTCTTCTGCTTGTTTATAATAGTACAAATCGCCATACTTGTCTTGTAATTCATCTGCCTGTTTTTGCGATTCTGCACGCATAAATACTCCTATTCTGAACTTTTGTCCTTTGTCATATAACTTATCCTTATAATACCTAGGCATGGCTGCTTTTTTGCCGTCTTTAAGTGGTAGATACACTTTATTTTCTATGTTTCCTTTTGTGTGCCACTTGACCATATTTTCGGTGAGATATCCTGCACCCAGTCCCTTAGACATGAGTGCGAATTCTTTTTGTCTGTCATCCCCATTAAATTGGGGTATTTTCTTGTCTTTACTAATATACTTAAGAGTATAACCAACACTGGCATCACCAACATCACCAAAATGCACGTTACCAAGAGTAATATCATTGAGCTTCCAAGCATTTTCTACTATTTTAGGGTTTGCGTTGAATAATATTATATGATAGTGTGGTCTTTCTCCTGTATCTCCATATTCTCCTACTGCGTAGTAGCTAATTTTTTGCTTTGTTAACTTTCTAAGCCTTTTGAAAAAATCTTGTACATCCTTTTTAGCAAGTGTTTCAAAGCCGTTTTTAGTTTTCTTGATATGTTCATCATTGTAAGTAAGAGTAACGAAGTGAGCAGAATTGCTCTGCTCACTTTGTTTGTTTAACCTAAATGCCCATCCTGATACTCTGCGTCTTACACATGCAGGGCATTTCCCACATGGAAAGGGCATATAACCGGTTTCTACACCTTTTACTAATTCCATTTTTTTATGGAATGGTGTTTGACATCTAGTACTCATATTAGAACATTGGCGTTCCGAACTTAGGCATAGGTCTTACCGCTCTAATCTTGTGCAATACTTGACAATACAAATTGTCTGTTCCCTCTGGCTCATCTAATACCGCAAATATGCGGTCTACATCCTCAGGTGCACACTCAATAAATGATTGAGATAGGGTAGGGTCTACATTGAATATCCGGCCTAAGTGCCAATAATCTAAAGTTGTTCTAAAGTCTCCTGCTACTCGGTTTGGGCAGAATTTATATTCTGCATAGCGGGGTACATATCCGAACGTGTTTGCTGCGTTGTTTGTGTATGCGTAAAGCTCGTTTTGTGTAACGGGTTGCTCTCCGATATGTGCAAATGAAGGCCAGAAGAAGTCAAGCGGGTCGTTTTTGAGATATGTTTTTGGAATTCCTTGCTGATAAGCAGTTTTTGGCATAACGGACATAATTCCGATGATATATCCATGCTCTTCACAGAAATATGTACCATATTTTCCTGTTGTTACTGCTACTGCGTGTCCGGCCATATTGCCTTGTGGTAATTGTCCTTCGTTTCCTGTTGTATTAAGTACTTCTGATATAACTACTGGTGTTTTTACTCCTGTAATGTATTCGGGGCGCTGTAACCTTTTATCGCTACTTTTTACTCCGAAATGCATAAGAATATTCTCAATATATCGTGTTCCACCACGTGCGTTTTTCTCTAACCATTCTTGTAATCTAAATGCTCTACGTAAGTCGTTAATTGTTGTTGCTGAAATATCGAATTCATCACCATCTACAAATAAATAGTTTGGATCTACTGTTGAAGAACCATTATCGTTTTTTGTAAATGCGCGACCAAAATCACCTGTACCATTTACAAGTGTATAATAGTCTAAATCATTTCCAAGTATTCTGTTACTAACTCTTACTGGTACATCATTCTCAACTTGTCCAATAGGTATATCTACTGCTGCGCCTTTTTGTGCAAATGGTAATGCACTTGTAAAATAATCGTGTTCCCATGCTCTTAAACGCATTTGTAATAAATCTGCTGCAGTGGCTATATTATTTCCGTCTGTTAACTGATAATTTACTTCTGGTACTAAATTTTGGTCTCTATAATACTCGTTATAAATAGCTTGATAAGCTGCAAGTGGTAATGCGTTAATATTTTGCGTTACTGCTGGACTACTATTGTTTGGGGGTACTCCCAAATAATCTAGAAACTTTTTTTCTGCTGCCGTTGCACTAGGTAAATACTCTAAATAGGGTAGGGTATGAGGTGTGTTTGCATCTACTATAAATTTTTCCCAATTTTCCCATGTAATCCTGTTTGGTACAAAGAAGTAGTGCATACTTACGTCCATGCGGTGCATAACTGGGGCGAGTAATGGTGCGAATCTTATTAAACTATCGCATCCGATGTTGAACATGTCTCCGGGGACGCATTCTATCACGCAAGTAGGCGTGAGTTGTCCCATTTTAGATGACATTTTTACGTCATGTGTTAAATCGAACACATTTTTCTTCGGTTTGCTTACTTCAACCGAGTTGAATAGGTTTTTGTTTGCCATTTTGGTTGGTTTTGTTTATATAGGTTTATAATCTAATACCTCCACGTGAAACGTAGTATTTGCGAAGCCTTTTAGTTTTTCCGCGTCTTTTGCGGTTTCTGCTCGAATAGAGACGTCTGCGCATTGTGTTTGTTTTTAAGGGTTTATAATTATTGTTTGTTTAGTGTTTCTTAGTAATTTTTAGTAAATTTTCCTATAATTTATATTATATTCAATATCAGTTAAATACAAATCATAACCAAACTTTTTATATAATTTTTTTTCCACATATATGTGGATATCCCCTACCCTATCGGGTAAGGGGTTTTGTTTTTATCTATTTAATATATTATTTGGCTTGTTATAATCCTTTTGCCATGTCTGGTCTTTTGGTTTGTCGTTAAATATTCCATTTAATATTCTTGCTCCCATTCTTAAAAACATATTGTCTGTTGGCTGAATACCCAACTTTTTTAAATCAATATCTAACTGCTTAATCTCATTGTCTTGCTTTGCATTTTTAATTGCTTGATCTATTTGATTAATTTCTGATTGTGTTTTAGCTAAATTCTTTTTGCCTTGTAATACATTTATTACTGCTGCTTCTAAAGTAGGGGAGAACATCATTTTAAGTTGTTCGTTCTTAGTTAATGTACTCTCAATATTTGCTATTGAATTTCTATTATTAAGTTTTGCTTGTTCTAATGTGTAACCAAACAATTGCTCGGATTGAGCAATTTGTTGTTTAGTTTTTGCTGAACTTGCTAAAATACCAGCTGCTTTTGCTTGAGTTTCTAATTGTTTGTCTCTTGTTAATTTTATATTTTCTGCAACTTGGTCTTTTTGTGCATCTTTTAACCTTAAATCATACTGCTTAAAAAATGCGCTATTTATAGCACTATCTAAATTTACTTGTGGTACTTGTGGGTTCCAACTTTTTGCATCTGTTCCTCTTACTGCTTGAGATACGTTGCCTGGGCCTCCGCCATATATTAAATGGGGGTTAAGTCCGGCTTGTTTTAGCCTAGCCATTTGTGCTGCTGGACTATTATACTCATTTTGACGCATCCAATCTTGTAAAGCGTCTTGTCTTTGTATTCCATACATTTTCTCGTTCCATTCACGAGTTTTCTTGTTCATCTTAGCGGTTGCTGCTGCGTTTCCGCCTGATGCTGCTGCTGAAATACCTGCTGCTATAATAAGTGGATCCATATAGTGTTTTTTTAGGTTTTTTACTAAAGTGTTTTTTGCTCCTTATTCGCTTGGCGTTCGCGTCGTACCTCCTTGTCCTTCTCGCTTTTTTGTCGCTTTTTGACTTTAGTGTCAATAAGCACTAATATATCAAGGGTTGATTAGTGCTTATTTGCTGCGCGCTTCGCTTGCGTTCCGTTAATTTTTCAGCGAAACAAGTTTCGCCAAAAAATAAACGTTGTTTAGTTTTCTGTTTGGTTTTCATCTTGAATGTCTGTAATTGTTGTACGTTTCTTTGCT